ACCGTGGGGATTCGGCCTTGGCGCTGTAGCTTCTGCTGGCGCTCAGATAGCTGGGTACGGGCATGCTAAAGCGTTGCGCCCTGAGGGTGATAGGTCGTTCTTGGACATGATGGGGCACCTGATTGAGGTGGGTATGGATTCGTTCTTGCCCCTGCCGGTGTCCCGGATTAACCCGTTTGAGCGCCCTGTTCAGTGGATGATCGACACAATTACCCCGTCCATTGGCCGTCCGTTGGTTGAATACGGCATGAATACAGATGCTCTGGGTCGTCAGATCTACAACAAGTACAGCAGCCGCGTAAGTGAAGCCTTTACCGGCGGAGATAACATACCGGAGCTGTATAAAAACGCAGCAAAGTTTGCGTTCGATAATCTTGGCTGGGAAGTCTCGCCAAACGTTCTGTACTTCTTCGCTAATAACTACGCAGACGGCTTAGCCCGACTGATGCATAACGGACTGAACATAGTCGAAACTGCGGCGGGTAGCAAAGAATTTAACCCCCGCACGGACACATTACTGTTTGACCGCTTCTTCGGCGCTGTCTCTAACGTAGACTCCCGAGAGTTCAGAAACGTTGATGTGCAGATCCGTGAGATTGCTGACAAGCTAAGGGTTCTTAAAAACTACCCAGACCGCTACGACAAGTATCTGAGCGAGAATCCGTTCCACGAATATTTGGTACAGAGCTACAACAAAGAAGTAAATGGCTATCTACGTGATGTTCGCGAGGAAATGAATAAGATCCGACGTATGGAAGGCATAACGCCCAAGACTAGAGACCGTGAATTGCGTATGCTTAAACTGACAGAATCAATCATTAAGCGCGATCTCATAGAAAAGTTTAAGGCTTACGGGATTACCCAATAAGCCACGCGCGGACGCCAAGCACACCGTCTTCGCTGAATTTGTATGCCTTCACTTTAACTTTGGCGCGTTTGGCTCCGTTCTCAATCGCATAAATCATGTAGGCGGGGCGCAAAGTGGGGATAAAGAAACTATCCCCTACCCGCATAAACTCAAATGGAAATAGCCATTCCGGTTCGTCAATCGGCATCGGTTCCGGTTGCGGCTTTCTCTTCGGCATTTGCTATCACTTCTTGTAGGTTGGTTGTAAATTCGTAAGCATGGACTGAAGATAACCCTGTAGAAGTCTTCCACCCCGTTCCTAAACGCACTTTTTTACCGGCTGAGGTCATGATGTTGGCGTCTGTAAGCACCCTTTCAAACTGAGTGATACCCGCATTACCTTTAGATATGAACTCTTTCAACGGTGTTTTGGCCACGTATAAAAGCCCTTTGTCGGCGTCGGCCCTTATAAGTAGAGTGCCCCTAGGTTCGGTTATAACTTTGCCGTCTTTCATAACTAGCATGTTATTTAGGTTGTTGTTTATAAACTCGCCCAGCAGTGCTTCATAGTCAAGCTCGACGTTGGTATATTTAGATACAACCCCGATTACCTTTTTCAGCATATATTTATAGGTAGCCTCGACGTCTACATCTATTACCCCTGCTTCGTTAGCCAGCTCAGCACCGCAAAAAGTACAAGCAAAGTCAGCGTGTATAAACCGATACTCGGAGAAATTTTTCAAATCTTCCACTACGCGGGAAGTCCAATCCTTTATACGCTTTTCTATAATTTCTAGGTCTAGTGACAGCAGGTACTGTATATACATAGGTAACGCATGGCCATAGTTCTCCTGTAGCGTCTGGAACATATCTGCGCCCCGCTCTGCCGTTAGCTCATAACCCGGCTCAGACGGTTTTTCAACCTCGTATTCTATGTACCGAACCATTTCAGCGCCGCTGTTCTTCTTGTAGCCAGCGATCTTGTCTCTGGCCGACTGGTTCATTGTTATGGTGGAGAGCATAGCCGAAGAAAAGGCTACCAGACGCTCTGCATTAGTAGAACCCGTCAAGCGTATTTTGGCTTGCCCAGCGCTAAGTTTGTAAACTAAATCAGATAAAAATTCACCGTTCTGATTAGAAAACTCATCAAGCCCGTATGCATGATTTTTTAGTGTCAACATACGTTCAACAAGACCGTTTGCCGTAGAGTCAAAAACGGACAGATTTTTAGGCTGACCGTAAGTACTAACAGCGGCGTACATTGCTCCACTCTTAGCGGCTCCTGTATTACCGAGCAGACCCACCACCGAGCCGTTTACGTTTGTAAACGTAACCAACGGAGAGCCAAAAGCTCTCAGCATTACGTACCGGTGCAGGTCATATCCGGGGTCGTTTAGTTTATCAATGGCCCAACGCCATTTCTCATATGTACCCTTGGGTTTCATCCACTGTGTAGCGTTTTCAGCTTTCCCAGTCGGGGGGCAGTCGATGACACCGTCTCGGGTGTATTCTTTGTTATAGATAAGATAACTCTTCTTATCCTGAGACCACCCCTGCTGGAACTTCATTATTTTCGCAGCTTCCTGTTGTTGCAAATACGTGCCCCACTTAAAAATGTAGTTCATAAGAAGATCCGCTTTTTGTTTTGACTCAGCAAATAACCCGTTACTGCTAAGTATCTTTTTCAATTCGTCGGGTGCAGATACGCTTTTCATGGGTAGTAAGAAGTCGCGGTGGCCGTCTTTAGGCAACGTCAACCTCATGCTCAAGCCCTCCCCGTCGTACATACTATGTAACCTAGCGGTGGGCCAGAAGTCGTACATAGTTAATAATACCGGGTCGGAGTTTACTATTCCGTTAGGGGTGTTTCTAGGTGGCGGCTGATAATAAAGCCCGCCGCTTTCTCCCCGCATAAACGGTCTTAAGTAGTCCGGGAGGTAGAAAGATGTATCTTTCTCGACATACCCAAGTGACTCCGCTTCCTCTTTGGCTTCTTCTGTAGCCGCTGGTTGTCTTGCTTCCTTGAATACTTTCCCAAGGGCAATGGGAGAGTTGAACTTACCTCTGTGTGGACATCCGTCGCATCCACCCGGTTGGTGAGACTCAAAAGTAGCGCAGGTATGGGCGCCTTTGATTGCTTTTCGTATTTCATCTGCTTTCCTTTCAGTCTCTTCCGGACTGTAGTTAGGATGATCTTCTGATAGTTTATGTATAGCTGTGTCGCCGTCTTCACATAAAACTGCTATAGACAGTATCGAACGCCACATCGGTTCAGGGCATTCGGCTGAGTTAATTAAGCCCCATTTGATTTGGGCGCAACCCTCGTCTTCGACGCTTCTCTCGGCTATACGCTCGAAAGACCACTTGAAGTTATCGTGCCCAAGCATTTTGCGGGTGTCTTCGTCCAACCCCCGCATTACATCACTTAGTGGGTCTTTAGTATCTGCTATTTCAACAGCCGATAGTATTTCTTGTATAGTATCAAACGGGTAAGTAAGAAGTTCTTCTGTTAGAAAGAAACTAGGTAATGGGGGGTCGTTAGGTTTCTCTTCCTTGCCCCAGTTGAGCGTCTCAGGCGCGCGTACCAACCTAGCGCTGTCGGCAGTTACAGCGGTATCTACTTCAAATCCAAGGTCGGCTGTTAACTTCTTAAGGCGCTCGGCTGAAGATTTCCAAGCATCTGGTGCTACCGGCTCGTTAAGAACCCAAAAAGCATACATACCGCGCCCCGACACCATACGGATCGGTTCGGGCAGACCAGACTCAGATACAAACTTATCTAATGCTTTCCCGGCTTCTTCATAGTCAGCATACGGTTTGTCTTCGCCACAATCAATGTCGAGCCAAAAAGACTTTAGGTATTCGCTGTTAGAAGCGTTACGCCGATTCGTATCAAACGTGCTGGGCGTAAAGTACGTATTAACTAACTCTTGTTCGTTCGATCTTTCAACCAACGAAAGAAATTCTTCAAAGTCGCTGGTGTATTTGTGTTTGATTTTAAAAGGCTTGCCGTCTCGTGTTGTGCCAAAACTTGTTCTGTGGATTGACGCGACACAGTATTCCCCGTGTTCAGGCAGGATTGCCTCATAGAATTGTCTTGTTTCCATTGCTTCGCAGAGATGTTAAGGGCGGGGTTCCCCCCGCCCTGCAAGTTGTTGGTTTGATTAGACTGCGTTCTTAGTCTCATCGAAATACTTTCTAGCATCTTGCCAGTCTTTTGCTGGAAGTCTCCCCACTTCCATAGCTGACCTGACTTGACTAATAAACGCTTCAATCACTGCGTGATACCTATTAGCAATAACGCTACCGAGAAACCACTTGTGTATCGTAAACCGGCTCACACCGAGCGCCAAGCCTACCTGTTTCATAGGCAACTTAGCGTCGATGCAAACTCGGCCCAGTTCGATACCTAACCCATCTTGGGTTTCAAGGGTGCTGAGTAGTTTACCGCCGTGCGGTCTTACCATCTTTACCCTTTCTTAGTCCACTTCTTGATTACATCAACGTGGTCAGTAACTTCCTCGGGTTCAGCTTTCTTGGCGCTAGGACGCTTAACGGGATCGCTTTCTAACGCTTCCGGCTGGGCTACTTCCGTATCAGAACCACCATCAGCTTGATACACGGTCATCTTAACCGCTGACTCAGCCGCCTGAGACTTTGCCTGTGCCATCACAGAGTTACGCAATTCCTCGGGTACTGCTTGAGCGGGTGAGAATAACACACGCGGCACGGGCGCTTTGATGTCAAACTGCATCTTAGTAACCACGCGGCCAGCGCTGACGTTGTTGTTTGCCAGCATTTGAATGTATGGGCGGAAAGGCCAGCGACCGTTTTCCTCTTTACCAAACACGCTCATGGCTGGTAGAACCAACTGATAAACATCACCATCCGGGTCATGCGGCAATACTACCGCAGTGCGCCAAGACAGTTTACATTTAGTGCCGTTGCCACCTTGACCACTGCCCTTGACAGAGTTAGGGCACATCTCACAAGAGGATGCTGGTGGGTTCGGTACAGCGGGGTCAGGCTTGCGTGAATCAGAAGACCAGCAAACTGGGCCGACTTTTTCCCCCTCCTTGTAAGCACCATCGTAGCAAGTGCGCGACGCCTCGTGGGCCATCTTTACAAAGATAACATTCATGAAGTTATCTTCGTTGACGCTTACTTCTTTACCACCAACAATTTTACGAAACACACGCCCTTTGATAGAAATGCGCTTCGCACCCTTTGTAGCGCCGCCAGCGACGGCAAGGGTATCTTCATCTAAACCCTGTTCAATAAGAGCGGGGTTGTTCTCGAAAAATTTAGCAAGTTCGTTTGCCATGATAATCTCCAACTGAATTAAAACTAATCGCGGTCACGGGCTTTACGTACTGTAATAGCCAGCTCACGCATCGCATTCACACCGGGCGGCAAGCCATCTTGCTGATGCTCGGACATGAAATCTCTAAAATTGGCTTGGTGGATTCGGCGCTCCCGAAAGTCGTAGTCAGGGTTCTCTAACTCAAACTTCCTGAAGTTATCCCAGTCGGTACAAAAGAAGCGCTCTTTTACTACACGCATGACCGTACCGTTTTTAGTACGGATGCTGTCAGCATTTACTTCACTGCATCCTTCTAGCATTACTTTCTCCAGCTTCGCCAAGTCATCTCGCAAGGCTTCGTCTTTGCGCTCGTACTCGCTTTTGATCTTGTCTCGTTCGGTACGAATCGCCAAGTATGCGACAACCAACTCTTCCATGTCAACCATTATTTTCTCCTTCCATTTCCTGTTTATAAAGATCAACTAAGCCCTCGTGTAATTCTTTTTTATCCATCAACATATTAAATACACGACGTTCTACCTCCGACCCTTGAAGATGAACAACAGTCATCTTGTTCTTTTGACCTACCCTATCAATACGCGCGACGCACTGCATATAAGTCTCGACTGACATTACCGGCGACCAAAACACAACCGTATTGGCTGCGGTTAGGGTTACGCCATGCGACGCCGCTTGCGGCTGAATCACCAACACGTGCGGATTGTTCGTTGTTTGAAAGCGGTTGAATATTTCGCCGCGCTCTCTAGCAGTAACATCGCCTGATATGATTTCGACAGTATAGCCTTCTGAGCGCAGAAAGTTACTTACTAACTCAATCGTGTGACGGTACGGCACGAACACAATGACTTTGTGCTCGGTCTCTTCTAGAACCTCTTTAAGCGCCTGCTTGCGGGGGCCTATGTCAAACTCAAGCACTTCTTGGTTGTCCGTGTAGATTGCGCCACCCGACAACTGAAGTAACTTATTCAAAGCGGCGGCGGCATTGACTGCGCTAACTTCTTCGCCCGCCGCCTTAATCATCATATCGTTTTTGAGTTTCTTATAGAAAGACAAGGCTTGTGGCGTCAGCGGTACTTCCCTAGTTTGGTACATGACGTCAGGCAAGTCTAGGCACTCGTTCTTATTAAATCTGATGGCTGGTTGTAGCGCGTCAAATACCGTCTGTTTTGATTCTGCTTTGGGTAACCACTTAAATCTAGTTACCTGATACATCACTCTATCGCGCCAAGCCGTAGCAGTGCGGGTTATGCCGTTGGGGTTGATTATCTTAGCCAGACCAAAAGCATCCATAGGCGACTGCGATGCCGGTGTGCCGGTCATCATCCAAACGTATGTAGTCGCGTCAATTATCTTTGATAGTTTCTTCCAGCGAACTGTCGATACATTCTTATAAGCGTTAGCTTCGTCAACGATGATTAAGTCAAAGCCGCCCTCTTTGATTTCTTTGTGCATGACGCCCACGCCGTCATAGTTAGTTACGATAAACTCGTAATGCGGGGTGCTTTCAATTATGTTCTTGCGCCTAGACGCCGATCCGTAAGCCACAGCGCTACGCCTATGCATGACTGTTTTGAATAGATCGGCTTGCCACGCTGAGTACATGATGGACAGCGGACACACAACTAAGACGCGATGTACCAGCCCTTTTTTCATTAAGTAGTCCGCCGCCCAAATAGCGGCTGACGTTTTACCAGTACCGGCTTCGTTGAAGCAGAATGCTCGTTGTCGTAAGGACAGAAACTCAGCGGTCTCTATTTGATGCTGGAATGGCTTGAACAAGCCGGGCCAGTCGTACTCTCTTACTATGGGGGATGGAATTTTTATGTCGTGCGGAACGTATCTAGCGAGTGTTTTCATCTCGTCTAGTTCCCAGTTAACTAGGACGTCAGCAACGCCTGACGCTACGTTCAGAATCTCGCTTTTATCAATGGCGCGAGTTATATGCTCGGCGTGTTCAACCGGAGCCTTAAACTTAATCGCACTATCTAAAACTACTTCCATACTACCTCAAAACTGTTTGTGCCGAGCCTGTCGAGCCGGAGACGACAAGAAAACGTTTGAGCCCCGCTCGGCTGACATGGTTGATCAGGTAGATATACAAACCTGTGCGACCCACTCATGCCTTACAGTCGCAGCCCCTAATGTAGGGGCGATTTTCTAGTTTGTCAAGCTTTTTTTCGCTTTTTTTCTCGCTTGCTTGTTTCAGACACCAACTTACCATTTGAGTCACGGCGAAACGAACGATTCGCACTGGCGGACTTAATCTTGTAACCATCGGCGTTTGAACCACCCTTGCCTAGCGCTTTGTTATGCGATAAGTCTCTGCCCTCACGCGCATCGGCTTTACCGTTACCGTTAGCATCTCGACCTTCGCTATCGACTTTTCGCCGGAGGCGTTGACGCTCCATACGGTTAGCGTGTTCGCCACGCGCTTTTTGTTGCTGATACTCTTTCTTGTAAGGGCGTTTTTTATTGACGTAAGCCATTTTTGTCTTCTTCCATGATTGTGATGGAATGCATAGCCAGCTTTGTATAGCTCATAGCCTCAAGCGCAAACTCTTTAGCGATCTCAAAGTCTTTATGTAGCGCCGCTTGATGCATATTTTTCAACGCTTGTTCTGCATCCATCATTGGTTTTGCGTAGTCGATTAAACCTGAAACCTGCATGTCTACCTTTCCTTGTAGTGTTGACATATAGATACTGGACACCACCCGCAAAGCCCTGTCGGGTTTTCTTGCCAAGTGTCGTTATCTAAAGAAAACTGTAACCGAGTCAGTGGTTCGTTGAACGACTCCCAGTATTCATCAATTTTATCCCGCGTGTACTCAGAAGTGAAGAAATCTTCGTAGGCGACAAAAAGTAATCCGCCCTTTATACGCTCTAATTGCGGAAAATGGGCAAACGCCATAAGCGCCATCAACTGCAACTGTTTCAGGTCAGGATAGGTTGACTTCCCCGTTTTATAGTCAACTATGAAGCCTGTGTCTCCATCCACCACCACTAAGTCAGCAATACCTCGTACCCAATAGTCGGGCGACCCGAACTTGCATGGTTCTTTGTCAATGGTCAGCGCCATGCGATGCTCGGGGTACTTATCACCCGGCATATCTCTAAGCGGGTCTAGCTGAGGTTTGTATTTCTGATAGTTCTTCGCAAGCGGCGTGCCGTCTTTGACATAGTCCTCTAGTGCCCTATGTACTTCTTGACCATAAAGTGTTTGCTGAGTTGGCGCCTTATGGAACCGCTTGAGAACTTTAATTTCTTGGTACTGCCGTGGGCAGTTAATGTAATCTTTTAGACTGGAGAACGACCACTTGACTGTATTCATACTAAATCTTCCGGTTTGTAAAGGGAGCTATATGTTAACAGTCGCCGTAGCGTTGTGCAAACTCTGCCTCACAGGCTACCGGGAGCGTAGACGCCCAAGTGGGGGGCGTAGACATGATGCCAGTTATATACTCAACGGCCTCGTCAGCCTCGTCTTCAGGCACGACTACTACCGCCGCATCGTGGACGGTCAGCACCACTTGGTATTTCTTGTTAATAGCGAGCATCTGCTCACCCACAATGATTCGCGCCAAGGCTTGAATAACGTTCTCTACGAACGTGCCGCCCCATAAGAATACCTTTCCCTTACGCGAGTCATAGACAATCTTAGATACCGGTGGCTCGCCCTCGTGCTCGCTCGGTACATTCTCGCGGCGTAGGTTTTTGTAAGATATACGTAAGTCATTGGGTAGGGTGATGCCGTCGTTGTAGACCTTGACGCACTTATGCTGACCAAAATATAGCGTCTCTTTGAAATCCTGAGCCAGCATAGTATCTATAAATCTATCGGCCTCGTACCATAAGTTTTTTATATTGCTGTATTCGCTACGGTATACATCTATGATTCGTTTGGCTTCGTCCTCGGTCATGTCAACGCCCATCGTCTTTAACTGCAACGCAAAGCGCTTTGCTCCCATGCCGTAGCCGCATCCTAGGATAGTTGTCTTACCAACGAATCGCTCGTCTTTGGTTATATCTTCCCTATCTTTGTCATAGATGGAAGCCGCCATTATTTTGTAAACGTCTTCTTTGTCGGCAAAAGATTGTGTCAGATCAGTCTGACCGGATAGCCAAGCAAGCACCCGCGCCTCAATCTGAGAAGAGTCACAGTTGATAACAACATAACCTTCTGGCGCTATCACTGCTTGTTTTAGCGTTTTCTTTTTCGGGTCGCGGCTAGGTAGGTTCTGAAAGTTAACTTTGTCGTAGCCCGACCACCGCCCAGTGTGGGCGCCGTAGTATTTCAATGGTATCGGTAGCGCGCCGCGATTACGCTTACTTATGTCTATGAAACGCTGTATGCGCGATTCTTCAATGGTTGACTTAGTGCCTAGACGCACAGTGCATAGGTGCTGGATGAATGAATTTTCGTGTTCAGTTAACTCAATAAACTCCGGATCGCCTTTAGCCAGCGCCAAGGTTTCTTTGCCCGTAGTTTTGCTTATCTTCATCTTTGGCTCAACACCAAAATCCCTAAGCACATTGGCAAACTGCTGGTTAGATGACAGTTTCTTACGGACGTCTTCTTCTGTCTCACATTTAAGTTTTTCCTTTAGTGAAGACAGTAGCTCAAGCTTTTCTTCTTTAAGTTCTACCAGCCGCTTCTCAAGCAGTTCAACATCAACTTGTAGTTTCGGATGCGTAAACATCCTGATTGTCATATCAATCAAGTCCAACTCAGACTCGTCTATATTTGCGCCAAGCCTAGCGAACAAGTCAAACGTTAACTGAACGTCATTACGGCAATACTCACCATACCGCGCCAAGTCTTCTTCGTTGAAATCAGCTAGATACTTACCAAGCGCGTTGACTACTTCTGTGCCTTTCTTGCCTATTTGGTATCTTTCTGCTAACGCCGCGAGCGAACCTCCGACTTCTACGCCGTGAACGGCTCTAGCCATGCATAGCGTGTCTAGATAGTATTTGGGGGTTATACCAAAGAACCATTTAAGTATGGCTCCATCAAACATTGTGTTGTGGCAAAGCAGGGCGCTGTTCTTCCAATCGAGCGCCAACAAAGTTTTGCGTAGGGCCTCTTTGTTACCGGCATGCCATACTACTTCGCCTTCGTCAATCTTTATAGCGACGCCAATCACCTCAAATTCAGGTGACCGTATATATTCTTCTGTGGGTAGCCTAGATAGGCTGAACGACTTTGAATAGTAAGTCTCAAAGTCTAGTGTAATTAACGACATCTGTTCTCCGGGGGCAGCGGGGGACAAGCCCCCGCTTAAGACTATATACGCTCGATGGCTCTTTCTAGATACCACTTAGCTTTTTCTAAGTCTGTTCGCGCATTGTCTTTCTTACCCGCTCGTGACACGTACTTTACTACGTTGCCTAGGTGATAGTTTAGTTTCTTGGCTTCGATAAAGTCAATAACTTCCATACCGCCATCAGTGTAGTGAGGCGGATTGTTAACCACCTTGTTCCTATCATGGGATGCGAGCTTATCTAAAAGTTCGACTCCGCTAGGCGTTAATGTTATAACTTTCTTTGGTCGCCCGACTGGTCGCTTGGCTTTAACTACTTCGTCAGACCCCGCTGACTTATTAAACTCCCATCGAGCGTTATACACCTGAGACTTGGTGACGCCTCTGATGGAACTAAGTATCTCTTGGTTGGTCTTGCCAAGTTTGATTTGCTGAATGATTTTCTGTCTACGTGATGTTTTACGCATGATTTGCTTTCTCCAAAAAAATTGAATCGTGATTATGTGCGGTCAAATATCAGTTTGTCAAGTATTACATTAGTTTACTCCTTTCAAAATGGCGCTTCGCCTAGATCGTCAAGGTCAGTCTGCCCCGATTTCTGTTGCTGCTTCTCCCACATTCGGTGGGCCTTCACTAACTCCTTGGGATTGACTCGGATAAATGGATTGGTAGGATAGGGCGAGGATGCCTTCCAGTGCTTGTCGTAGTCGCACGGCCTCATCCAAGGCTTTATCCAATCTGTGTCGTAAGATTCTGTTTTCATTTCTTGCGTCTCCTAGAAGTAAATCTAACTCTCTGAACTCTTCTTCACTTGGCATCGTCTAGCTCCTCTCGAAACTGAATCAAACTTTTCTTGTGCCCACGCACGGGCTGGTAAACATGTTCTGCGGTAGAAAACTTGTGCTCACTAGAGCATTCATACCTGCGATATTTCCACGTACCCTCACCGCTTGCGCGCTTGCGCACCTCTAAGCATTTAGCTAACTTGCCGCACTCAGGGCACGGGAAAAACGCTACCGATAAATTAGTCAAAGGAACCTCCCAATCCAACCCCATGCCAAGCCAGTGATAAACGCCATGCCCGACAAGAGAACACACAAAATAATACCCGACTTAATCAGGTGCCATATCTCATCAAAAATTTCCAAATCACTCGGCCCACGACCACGCGGTTCAGGTAAATCACTCATCGTCTTCTCCTTCTTCCTGTTCACGAACCATCAGTTCTATGTACATCAAATAAGATTCGCATAACGCAGCTATAACGCTTGCCATCTCTAGCCTATGCATAGCGCTAAGTTTAGATAGCGAATGCACTAACACGTTAATCTGCTCGTCTTTCTGCCCTGAAACGCCCAGCACAAGATTGACCTTACGCTGAACGGATTCAAGCTCTTTGGCGTCGGGTGTTCGGCTTCGACTCATGCTACGACTCCAAACATGGTGAGTTACAGATTAAACGACGCGGAAACACGCACATCATTTGACATGTTTCGTGTAACCATGTGTCTAAGATAAGACCTGAATAAAATTAATGTGCCTTCTTTGGGCTCAAAGCCAACTCTATCGGCATTGATTACTTTCGACTCTTTTAAGTTTCTCAGCGGTAGCATGTCCGGTTGCTTAGGGTCTTCAAACATAAGGTTTCCACTACTAGCGGGAGCAGAGATGAAGTAAACGGCGCTAATGATTGCATCGTTATGGGCATGAAACTCTTGTGAGTTGCCCGGCTCCGACACGTTTAACCAACCACCCTGCGTCTTGTATTCAAAGTCTGATGCGTGGGCTTTGGCAAACTCATTAGCGTGCTTGGTAACTGCATCTACAAGTGGTAAGAAAACTGCATCGGATGTTACAGAGTAATCACCATTGATAGTTGTGTAAGTACCACCTTCCCAATTTCTACTGCTAGGGTACTGCTTACGTATATCCAACGCTCTGTCCCGCCATATACGGTTCTGCTCGCCGTCAAACAAATCATGTTCAACGTAGATAACCACCGGAAAATGGATTTCTAGTTTCGACATATCAGCATCTCCCATCCATATCAAAGTCTTTCTCACGTATATAGCGTTTGATTTCTTCTACCTGCTGGGCATCAGCAGAATGGCAATACGCTATGACGTAATCCACCATCGCCATCAGGGCTTCGTAGTGCGCGGCGTCTTTGAGCATCCAGCCTAGCCCACCAACGTGGGCGGCTCGGGCATAGATACCTCTTGGGTCAACCTTGGGCACGTAGGGTTCAATCATGTTTACGTTTCTCCGTTTCATCGACACGTTCTGACGATGTGTCGCTGGCATCAACATCAGGCTCGTACCGTTCGGCTTTGTCCAGCCCCGCTTGAATAGCCGTCATGATGCCCAGCCGTGCAAACGACATTACAGATTCAGGAGTCAAGTTGAACATATAGTCGGCGCTACCATCGGGGTTCTCGCGTATCAACTCAACCTTAAAAAAACTGCTCATACTGCACCTCCAGTTAAAGCTGCTTGAATCTGCCGTAGTTTTTTACGGCGTCGGTATGCGTGGGTTCGCTCCAGCGGGGTCATACGTGGTGGTCGCTTGGCATCAAACCCATCGCCCAACTTGTACACCGGAATCATATTACAACCCCGCGAATCGCGCTCCCACCCCTCTATGTATACAATCTTCTGCGCCCGCATCGTCCGCATCCAGCGGTATATGGTGTTGTGATGCAAGCCGCTCGCCTGCTCTAACTCAGCCTTCGTTGCGCCTTCGTATAATTCTTTAATCATTGACACCAGCGCACGGGTTTTTATTTGGTTTCTCATGCTGCTTCCTTTATTTTGTAGTCATGAAAGACTGCTTTACCACTATGCTTGAACCTAACATTTATTTCCATAGACTCTATCCACCGCCTAATGTGGCCCGGACGGGTTTCTGCTATTTCCCACCCTTCAGGTATTTTGGTCATATCTTCACATAAGAGATGACGCCAATGCCCTCGGCGTTTGTGGTAATACGGGCTGGCATGCGTACCACCTTTTCTAGACTC